GGCCGCCAAGCCATGTGCCGCTATGCCAATGCACAACGCCATCAATTATTTCAACGCGCGCATCCTCGGTGCGAGCATTTTGGAGCCATTGCGGCCATTCGCTTCGATCTGTCATGTCTTAGTCCTCCAATTAACAGCCCCACAATGCCCGCCCCACAACGCCATGTCAATAGGCATTGACGCCGCGCCAGATTTGCCCCATTGTAGGGGCACACAAATGGAGGGTTTGACATGACCGAAAAACAGAACTCGCGTCTGGCGCTTGCGGAGTGGCTCTTGCGCGAGGGCCGAACAAAAAAATGGTTTGCCGCGCAGGTCGGCGTGCCACCGGAAACACTGTCGCGGTGGCTGTCACGGCAAAAGCCCAGCGCCATTGCGCGGGCCTCAATCGAACGCATCACGGATGGCGCCGTGGATCGGGGGGGGTGGTCATGAGCAAACCCAAACCCGTGACAATCCGGGGCACCACCTATCCCAGCTATAAGGACGCTGCGAAGGCGCTCGGCGTAACGCGACCGGCGATAACTTGGGCGGCGCGCAATGGCACGCTGGATCGTGTCGGTTTAGGGACTCGAAAAATCGCGGTGACAATTCGCGGCGTGACCTATCCCAGCCAGAAGGCCGCTGCGAAGGCGTTGGGCGTAACGGATTCAGCAATACGCATAGCTGTGCGCAAGGGAAGGCTTGACCGCGTGGGGCTAGGGCCTCACAAAATCGCGGTGACGATCCGAGGCACCACATATCCCAGCTATAAGGACGCTGCGAAGGCGCTCGGCGTAACGCGACCGGCGATAACTTGGGCTGTGCGCAATGGCACGCTGGACCGCGTCGGGCTTCCTTGCGTTGTTCCTGTCCGTATCCGGGGCACCACCTATCCCAGCCAGAAGGCGGCAGCGCGTGCGTTGGGTGTTAGCTGTGGCACCATATCATCCGCCCTAGATCGGGGGACATTGGACCGCGTTGGAATGGGATACCGTGGGGCGGTGACAATTCGCGGCACAACCTATCCCAGCACGCGAGAGGCTGCGCGTGCGTTGGGCGTTAGCTGTGGCACCATCTACCGTGCGCGGAAAATCGGCACGCTGGATAATGTGGGCCTTAAACGCCGCGCATAAAAAAATCCCCCCGCGAAAACATGAAAAACGCGGGGGGATCGGTTTGGAGGAGGTGGGACAATCATACTCCGCAACGCAAAGCATAGTCAAGTTCGACGCAGCCCCCATAGGCGCTTTGCTTCCGCTTCTACATGGGGCCTGATCGTCGCAGGAATGCGCCCCAGCATATTGCGCCGCGTCCCCTTGCCTGGTTCAGATAGGATCTGCACAGCCGCCTGATGGATTGGCAGTTGCGCCCATGATTTAATTGCATCTGGCGCAGCATCCCAATCCATCTTGCCAGATAGCAAATCGGCCAATTGAGCGCTGGGCTTTTGCGCATCACCCACCCACATGAGCAATCCAATCGTGCACCGCGTCCCACGCCGCATCACATCCAAACGCCAAAACCGCAAAGCACCCAACGCTTGATGCAGATTGCAGATATTCCTTTTGGCCATCTTTCCATTTTGAAAGGGCCGGATTTTGCCGCTTCATTTCACACACAAACGCGACAGGGCCGGGGATGATAATATCAGAAGCACCTTTTGTCATGCCTTGGGCCTTGTGCTTTGCCACGGTGCTAAATTGACCATTGCGCAAAAGCTGCTCATTGCGCGGATGGAGCGCCAATGCCCCCCATGTGAGCGGGTATTCACGCCGGAGCCGCGAAAAAAAGGACACCATTTCATAATCTTCGCTCGGGCACTTGCCTTTGTGCGCGCCGCCATAAACGCGCACGCCGGGAATGGTTTCATTGCGCCGCATACTTTTCCCCTTCTACATCTGGCATTTTGTCTTCTGGACGGTTCCACCCAAGCACCTCATAAAATCCCGTGCCCACATTCTTTCGATATGTGACAGTGCGGGGCAATGTCTCACCTGAACAAGCGTTTTGATATTCCGTCCATTGCGCCTGCCCCTTGGCAAACACGCTGTCAGGCATGAGCCACACGCTAAAGGATCTGTGCGGTGTCACAATATCAAGGCGTTCTGTCCTGTTGCCGCTGCGCGACACCCCCGCCCGTTGTGCGATGCTCATGACTAAATCAGTTTGCAAATTATGCGGATCTTTTTTCTTGGCAATAAAATCGCTCACCAAGCGCTCATTGGGATCAACAATCTCAGCGCGGCACTTGCTGCAATATCGGGCGGCGATGTCGTTTTCTGCATCGCATTCTGGGCATGGCTTGTAGGTCCAACGATACGCGCACCGTTCCCATTCGCCGCGTGGCCCTATCTGCACAAGGCACATGCACCTGCGCCCAAAATGTGCGGGCATTGGCTGGCCATCGACCTTCACTTGGTGGCCGTCTATATCAAGCACATATCCGGCGGGATCAACCGGCACCGTGAAATTGCTATCGGCGTCCAGATAATCCCCGCGCGGTGTGAAATGATTTACGCCCTCGCACGTCGGGCATTGAAATGGCATTCCATCGCCACCGCTCGCATGGCCAGATTTGATCTTTGGCGAAAACAGATCGCCATCGGGGCAGTGATCCGCAAGGTTGGTCGTGTAATCCAACACAAGACAGTCTGATTTACCCGCATCTAGGCGCAACCCCCGACCAATGATCTGTTGGAGCAAACCAACACTTTCCGTCTTTCGCAAAATGGCGATGCAATCGACGTGCGGCGCATCAAAACCCGTGGTCAGCACAGACACATTGACAAGATATTTGATTTCTTGCGCCTTAAATCTGCGCAAAATGTTTTGCCTGTCTTTTGCTTTTGTTTCCCCTGTCACGATTTCAGACATGGCGGGGGGCATGCTTGCCATGATTTCCTGCGCATGTCGCACGGTGGCCGCGAAGAACATCACGCCTTTGCGGTCGCGCGCTTGGTCCACCACATCCGCAACAATGGAGGCCGTTAATCGCCCGTGCCCATGGTATGCCTGATCTACAGCCGCCGCGTCGAACTTTCCCCGTGCGTTTGGGGATAGCGTTGCGGTGTCATAGGCGCCCGCGTTAATTGACCCAATGAGGGGTGGCGTTAGATACCCCAGATCAATCAATTCATGCGCTCCAATGCGATCAACGCATGCGGTAAAATAAGGATCGTGCGCTTCAATCGTAGGGGATTGATCGGGCCACATTGCAAAAATGTATCCCGTGCCCAAACGGTATGGCGTGGCGGTCAGACCCATGACGCGCAGGTTGGGGTTCGCCTTGCGCATTTCGTCAATGATGCTGCGCACGGTCGGTGTAATCCCATGGCATTCATCAATCACAACAAGCGCATAGCCATGTTCCCCGCTTTGGCAAAATCGGCTGATCCTGTTTTTGACGGTCAGGGGCGAGCCGAACACAACAGGGTGTCGCAACTCTTTTGCACCGGCGGATGCGCTGAACATGCTGGCCTCAAAACCGTTCGCCAAATACTTGGCGCGGTTTTGTGTGACCAATTCCGCGCTGGGCGCAAGGCACAGCACGCGCTTGCCCGTCATGCCGTGGATCTGGTGCGCAACATCGGCAATGATGTGGCTTTTCCCTGCCCCCGTTGCGGCCTCAATCAAAAATGGATCAACGCTTTTGCGCATCCACTGAATTGACGCATCAACCGCGCGCAGCTGGTATGGTCTTAATGGCATCAACCAATCCTCCAATGTGAGGATGGCTTGCCCCGGTATGGTTCCAGATCGGCGTCGGGGGCGATTGCTTTGATCGCCTTTGCGTAGCTAACAGATCCGGCGCGATCCACCTTTGTGACATTGCGCCCCGCAATTTTTGCGTTTTTCCCTTGCGCCATGTCAATGATCTGCTGTTGCACTTCGTCGCGGCGCTCTTTTGCTTGGTCAATGGCATCGCTCAAATCGTCGTATTCGGCCATCAATTTGCGAGCGGATGGCGTGTCCACAATGTGCCGCAAGGGTTCAATGTGGCGTGCAAAATCGTGATCCCGCTGGTGCACGTATTCATCCCAAAACGCGCGCAGCTTGGGCAGGTTTTTAGATCGCCACTTTGAGCACGGTTCAACGCGTTCTAGCGATGTGTGGCCCGGCGCCCATTGAAAAAAATCCCACCACGCGCGTTGCGTGACCCACATAGAAAAT